GACTAAGATTGGATGAACAACACCAGAGCTACCTTCAAAAGGTTGTGATCTCGTATCATCAAACTTCATACCTAAATATTTTAGTCCGTCGGTGTAAGTTTTTTCCCACTCCGATCTAGATTCTTTATCGCTTTGTATTGAGTCTAATAAATCGTTTGATATTTTTTCTAATGTGTTTTGGTTTATAAAATCAACCAAGTTTGCATCGAAACTCATTTGCGGTTGCGCTGGCGCGACTATTTCATCGTCTAAAAAAACCTGTTCGTCATCTACTAATACCCGTGCTGCTGCTTGTATTTGTTCGTCTCTTGTAGTATCTGGAACTATGTTGACAGCAGATCCTTGTACTTTAACATCTGGGTCGTTTTCTGTTCCTAATTTTTCTATTGCCATAATTAATGTATTACCCTATTGCGTGGATCTTCCGTAAGATCTATGTCAGTACCTATGATAGCCTCTAATTCACCATCAAGCAAAAGGCCGTGGTGTTCTGCGATTAGTTTTGCGTGTTCTAAATTTGGTGCGTGAATCAGTGGGCCTATGTATTCAGTGCCATCCCATACAAATCTAGTTGCAAAAGTTTTCAATAATATACTGTCCTGTTCTTTTTTAATAATTTAACCTCATCTTGATAATCTTCGTAAAGAGATATAAAACCACCTTGTCTAAACCTCATCAAAGCCATTGTAGCACTATCGCAGTAGTCGTCATAATCACCGAACGGAAACGATGCCATTTCTTCAATCACTTCTTCTGCAAAATCATCCTCGGGTGCCCACACCATGCCAGATTCAAATATAGGTGCTACGCTATTCATACGCGCTACTTTGTCTTGTCCTCTACTGGGTGTATACGATGTTACGGGTATACCCATGCGTCTCAGCTCATGTGTCAAGGGCGTACCAGATGCTTTAGCCTCTATTAACACACAATCTGGTTCCCAGTATCTATATTCCTCTAGCGCTAGTTTTTTAAGCTCTGGAAAGTCGCATCTAACTCTTTTTGCATCTAATAATATTATTTCGTCATTGTTTTCATCGCCTCGATTAAAAATTGCCCAGGTGGTTATTGCAGAATAGTCAGCAGTTTCTTTTTTTGAAAAAGCAGTATCGTAACTTTGTATCACATAACTATAAGCTGGTACATCTTCGTCCTCCCAACGATTCCACCACTCTCGTTTTACAATAGACCCCTCTTCTGCTGTAGGATTTTGCATCCATTGACTATTCCATTTTGATATAGGCAAAGATGCTTTTACACCTAACAATTCATCTTTTTTCCAAAACTCTGGCCATAAAGGTTTTTCACTATCTGGCATTATCGCAGGAAACTCAACGACTTCCCATTGATCTGCATTTTCATCGCCTTGTTTGTTTAAAACTTTACCAACCAAGTCTTTTGTGCTCCATCTAGTCATTACTATCACTATAATTCCACCAGGCTGTAAACGCTGTCTAGGTCCAGATGTGTACCACTCGTAAGCAGATTCTAAGGCTTTTGGTGACAAAGCATCTTGTTCTGAATGTGGATCATCAATAATTAGTAAATCTGCACCACGACCAGTAATAGCACCGCCTACACCAGCTGCAAAGAACTCGCCGTCTTGGTTGCTTGTCCAACGTCCAGCTGATTTATTATCTGCTTGTAATTTAAGATCTGGAAACACATGCTGATATTCTTCGCTATCAATAATATTTCTTACTTTACGACCAAACCTTACCGCTAACTCAGCTGTGTGTGTTGTTTGTATAATTTTTAGATTGCCTCTTCTGCCCATCATCCAAGCAGGAAAAAAAGTCGATGCAAATTCAGACTTAGAGTGTCTCGGTGGCAAACACACGATCAATCTTTTTAATTTACCGTCTGCTATTTTGTTAAATTTGTCAGATATTATTTTGTGATGTCTGCCCTCAATAAACTCTGGCCACATGTGTTTTATGAAACCCATAAAGTCTTTTTGGCAACCATCTTGTTTTTCTAATTGATCGTATCTTTGCAGTAAAGCTACGGCCTCAGCCTTATCTTGTTCAGATAATATATCGAAATCTTTGAATGAAACGTCGCTCATAAGCGAGCTGAGAAACAAGGTAGCGACGATATATTATGTAACCCAGCTCTAAGCGTAAAACGCCTAGCGTAAGTATCACATAAGGTTATACTTCGTGCCACTCTTTACCCTCGAATAGTAAAGCCTCGGCCTCTCTTCTTCTTATTAATCCCTCACTTACCTCACCATTTACTTTATTCCATCTTTGTATTTGGTGAGGAATATCTGCCCAATCTATATGTGTGCTGTTTAAAACTTTTAATAAAGTTGAGTTTTTTAAATTAGTTGGCCCTAAATTAAAAGTCCAAGAAACTAAAGCATCAAATTGGTTTTGTAATAAATTACATTGAACCATTTCATTTACATAATCTTCATATTCTTCTAATTCATGTGCTAACAATTCTTCTGCCTCTTGCATGGTTATGGTCATATCATCTTCGACTGGACTACCGTCTATTAATTTTAAAGAACCAAAACCTATAGTTTTTTTATTAGCAGCGCATCTGTAAGATACAGCATCACCTTTTGCATTTTTAGGACAACCCTCAAATTTTTTTATAAGGGCGATGCCCTCTTGTGATATTTTCATATTATTCTCCCCATTTTTTGACTTTTGTACCACCGAAGTAATCGACGGCCAAATTTTCTTTTTTAAGTAATTCTGCCACATTTCCTTTCTCGCAAAATATATCTCCTAGCACCCTACCGTATTTGTCGGTGCCGTAAGACTTTAAGGTTATATCACCTACCAACCATTCTTTCAACTTCTGTTTAGCAAGTAATCCTAGTTCTTTTTCTTTAGCTCGCTCTGGATATTTTTTAATATTAATCCTAGATTCGGGCGTATCAATCGCATTGATTCGTACGGATTTATTATGTAATTGCACTGAAAATCCAAGATCTATGGTTTCTAAACGTACAGTGTCTCCGTCTATAACTTTTTTGAGTTTGCATTTGTAAACAAAAGCATCGGGTGATTTAGCCATCAGTCGTCGCCCTTATGTGACGCTCCAAAGTAAAAAGATATAATTGCACTTGCTAAACCACCTAAATATCCTAATACTAAATTTATTAAAGCCTCACTATTTTGCTCTGGTGGTTGTAGTGTTACTAAGAATATATAACCTAAAAAACCAGCTATTGTTGCAACACCGATAATTCTAGCTGTCCAATCTTTGCTAAACATACCTCTAGCATTTTGTTTATCTTGTGTTTCTAATTTAAAAACATCAACATCAAGCTCCTTCATTTGCACCTCAAACTCTTGTTCTGCTTTTTTAAGCTCTAACATCTGTTCTGGTGTTGCATTTTGTATTGCTTGTTGTATTGATTTTTGATCGTTTGATACGCCGAGCACGCTTGCAATCTTGGTCATGGCCATGTTGCCCATCGGACCACCAAGCGCTGTGCCTATGGTTGGAGCTACTGCACCTACTAAATTTTTTAACAATCCTTTCATAGAGATTCCTTTACTGTATATACTGTTAGTTTCTTTTCTTTACCTTTTACTTTTATAGGTTTTAGTAATTTTAATACAATTTTACAATTTTTTGCAGTTTCATGTCCTATGAGTATATCAACACCCACCTCTTTAGTAGCTGACTCTAGTCTTGCTGCTATGTTGACCGCGTCTCCGATGGCAGAGTAATCGAACCTTGTTTCGCTGCCCATGTTACCAACACAAGCAAAACCCGTGTTTACTCCCACGCCACAGGCTACTGGGACAGAAAGTGTCTTGTTAAGTTCTGCTATACCTTTTTGAATATCTATTGCAGCCTGGACTGCTTTAGTTTCGTGATCCTCAAGATCTAAAGGTGCACCAAACAAATACATCCCCGCATCCCCGATAAATTTGTCCGTGGCGCCCATTAAATTTTGCACAGCGTTTACTTGTACTGTTAAAGTTTTGTTCATAATGTCGGTTACTTCTTCGGGCGATAATTTTTCTGAGAGTGAAGTGAACCCTCTTAAGTCGGTAAAAACAAAGCTGCAATATTTCTTTTCACCACCTAGTTTCAAAAGACTTGGATCGTTTTGCAACAATTTGACCTGGCGTGGATCAAGGTAATGCTCAAACTGTTTTTTTATTTGTTGTCTTAGTTTGTATTGTTGTCTAAACCGAACATAAAAAATAGCGCTACCTTGCACAAACTCTGATACAAAAGTCCAAGAAAAATCTACAAGATAGCCAGTCTTTATAATATAAACACCGCTTATAAAGGTCGCGGCCATAAATAAACCACCAAATATTAGTGATTGTGTCATACCTAGATAACCGAAAATAACTGAAACTATTATTAGGCACAGAGTAAACATTATTAATTCAGCTGCTATCGCCCAATCTGGTACATAGGGTGAGTCTTGTATAAGTATAGATTCTGCAAGAGCTGCTTGCACTTCATGTGGAGAAAGTAACCCAACGGGTGTTGCAACGGTCGGAAATACTCCTGGTGCATTAACTGATACAAACACAAACTTATGTGCGACAGCTAATTCTTGTAAATTTGTTTGTGGAGTGTCGACCCAAGAGATCCATTTGCGGCCTAGGTTGTCTACATCAACAGGAGGTAAGCCTTGCACAGTAATCTGTCGCATACCATTATCATCGCCTTTTATAATGTAGGTGTTCGCGCCAGCCAATACTTTTAAAACTTCTGTACCAAACGATGCAACAAAACCATCTGGTGTTTGCATAAGAAGAGGCATACGCCTTACAAGATTATCTACTTCGGTGGGAGCCGTCGACAAACCTTGAGGAACGTCTATGAATATTGAGTCGTTTGCAACAACTCCCTTAGCCATAATACCATTAATATTTTCACCAAGTAAAACGGTTCCGCTTGTTGGCGGATAATTACCATTGTCATATTCAAACATGGCTAATATGCTAGGACTATAATCTAAGGCCATCAAAAACATTTCATCGCCACCAAAACGATCTGGATTAGGTAAAGATATTACCCAACCGACACCCATAGCTCCTGCCTCTAAAATATCCATGTGTATTTGTGCTAACTCTTGTCTAGGAAAAGGCCAGCCACCAGATTTTTGTATATCTTCTTGCGTAATATTTAATACAACAAAATTACCACTAGGCTCATATTTTTTAACAAAGGTATCAAAAGTTTGTAGTTTAAGAATTTGTAAAGGATATAACTGAAACAACAGTGGTATGGTTAGTAATATAAATACTGTGAATATTACCTTTTTCATCCAGAGCTTTGCGTTATGTTGATTGTAGAATTAGCTGTGCCATTTACTTGTATGACTTTTGATACACCGTCTTGGGTAATAACAATGTTGTATGCTTGATCGGCACTAACTAACACCTGTGCTCTTTGATTTACCATGCGCATAAATTTAAGCTGATCGCCTTGTATGATTGTTGTAATTTGTGTCTCAGTATCTTGTCCTATTTTTGTACCGACTAGCTGTATGCCGCTAGAAAAATCAGATAAGTTTTCTTCTTCTTTAACATCAAGTTCATCTAATACATCTAACAAATCTTCAAGAAAATTTACGTTTAGTAAATCTATGTCGAGCTCCGAAAAATCTATGTTTTCATCTTCGTCCAACATATCTTCATCTGATAAAAAATCTATATCTAAATCAGTAAATTCTAAATAATCATTTTGTTCTGACTGTGTTTGTTCATTATCTACAAACTGCTCTTTTGGTGGTGAAACAATTAACATGTTATCAATAAAGTTCAAATCAATATCTAAAACCACAGGTTTTGTAGGAGCCACATCATAAGCAGATGTAGTTGTAGCCTGGAACGGTTTGTTCAACACTTGTTGGCCCATAGCTGTCTGCACCACTATTTCTCCACTTGCGTCACCAAATTCATTTGGTAATAAAATTATTAGTGCTTTGCCAGTAATATCAATAGTACAAACAAAATCTGTGCCTTGCACAAAAATTTGTGAACTAGGTGTGGAGAGTGTGATATTTTTTTTGTTTAGTTTGTTTGCATTACCACTAATAAACCTAATAGTGCCGCTAGCAAACTGTAAGGCCATTTT